GTTTTGATTGAAGTCCCGACTCGTGGACCAAAAACTGGTTGTCCGCCCAGATTTAACCTCAGGTAGTTGGACGCCGTAACGAAGGTTAAGGTATGTCCGGTCAAATTCCGGTCACAAGGTCGGACTTTTCCAGACGGGCTGGTGTATCCCCTGCGGCAGTGACGAAGGCGCTCCGCCCAGGCGGGCCACTCGATGCTTCTGGGCTTCCAGGGGGCCGTGTGAACGCGGCTCACGAGCAGGCTGTCCGGTATCTGGATCTCCACACGAATCCGCCAGCACGCAAGCCAAGCAAGCCGCCGGCGGCAAAGCGAGCGGCAGCGCCGAAGGCCAAGGCGAAGGCCAAGCCCAAGGCGACCAAGGCCAGGAAGCCGGCAGCGCCGAAGCCGGAGGCGACACGCCACGCCAATGGCCTACGGCGTCGAGGCCGACAGCCGGCTGAGCCACCATCTGGCAGGCCGACATCGAAGTCGGCCCGGACCATGCTGGCGCGGCGCGGCGAGCTCAAAGAACCCCGCGATGTCCGGGAGCTGCTGGACAGCACGCTCCGGGCAATCACGTCCCGCCACGGGTCGAGCCAGGGTTTCCTAGATTGGCTTACCTGCCGCAAGATGCTGGCGAGCGTGGACGCGCTCGAGCAGAAGCGGCGACGCGAACGAGGCGAGCTCCTGGCCCGAGCCCTGGTCGACCGGCACGTGATCGGCTGGGTGGAGGCCCTGCACCGGGAGCTCTTGACGACGGCCGCCGAGGCCCTGGCGGATGCGGTCGGAAACCTGGCCCTGAGCGGGGCCACGCGTGAGCAGTGGGTCACGGCAGCCGTAGAGACTCTGAGCGGGCACGTGAGCGGGCTCAAGCGGCGCGTGTTGCGCGGCATCAGGGCCTCTGAGGTCCCAAGCGGCACGATCCCGAGGTCCGAGACGTGATCGACCTGACGGGCGCAGACGACGAGCTGAACGAAGACATCGAGTGGCTCTGGCGACGCGTTGACGCGACCACGACCGAGCGCCACTTCCTGCTCCCGTCCGAATGGGCGGAGCAGAACCGATATCTGCCGCGTGGCAAAGGCAACCCGTCGGGCCCGTTCCGGATCGAGCATACGCCGTACCTGAAGGAGATCCTGGACTGTCTGGCTGAGCAGAGTGCGGTCCGAGAGATTGCGCTGATGAAGGGGGCCCAGATCGGCGGCACGGTCACGGTGCTTGAAAACGCGATCGGCTACTTCATCGGGCATGTCAAGAGCGCGCCCATCATGATGCTGACCGCGACCGACGACATGGCGGCTGCCAGGACCGAGCTCAGCCTGGTGCCAATGTTCCACGAATCCGGGCTCGAGCCACTGATCAAGTCGAGCGACGAAGGCAACCGGCGCAAACAGGGCAGGACAGCGAAGCGGACTGAGTGGGTCGGTGGAGGCTTCATGATCGCGTGCGGGGCCCAAACCCCGACCCACATGCGATCGTTCTCCGTCCAGGTATTGCTCCGGGATGAGATCGACGAGTGGCCGCTAGACATCGGTCACCAGGGAGATCCGATCGTGCTCAGCGGGCGTCGAACCGCCGCCTATGAGCGAGTGCGGAAAGTCCTGGACCTTTCGACGCCGAAGCTCGAAGGGTCGAGCAAGATCGCAGAGCGGTACCGGCGCGGAGATCAGCGTCGCTACCACTTCCGATGCCTCAATCCCGAGTGCCGCCATGAACAGGAGATGCGGTGGAATCGGGACCACGAGACAGTCACGCCGGACGGTGAAGTCCTGCCACGCACTGGGATCGTCTGGCACGCTCCTGATGGAGTGCTGGACGAGGACTCGGTCCGGTACCTCTGCGAGGCCTGCGGGCACGAACATCGTGAGCATGACAAACGGCGCATGTTTGCGTTCGACAATGCACGCTGGATCCCGACTGCTACCCCGGTAGCGAATACGGTCAGGAGCTACCATCTGTCTGCACTGTATGGCCAGGAGTCATGGGCGGCATGTGTGCGGCTCTGGCTCGATGCCTGGGACGAGGAGCATCAGGCGTGCCGGGATCAGGCCAAGCTTCAGGCGTTCTACAATACGGTCCTGGGGTCCACGTTCAAGCCTCTCGGTGAGCGGATCAAGTTCTCGATCGTGTCGGGACACCGGCGCGGATATCTCTTCGGCGGGATCCCGAACCGGTGGGCAGCTGAGTTCTGTGGCTCGCCCGTCCTGCTTCTGACCGCAGCGGTCGATGTGCATGGAAACAACCTGGCCGTCGCGGTGTTCGGTTGGTGCCGCGATCGCCGAGTCATCCTGGTCGACTATTGGCGGTTCCCCGTCCAGGACCCGAAGAATCTGAGCGATCCAGCCTGGGACGAGGTCAGGAAGCTGATCAACACGAAGCGCTACGTCGGAGACGACAAGAAGACGTACGGGATCGCGGTTATGTTGATCGATTCGGGCTACGAGCCCGACGCGGTCTACCGCTTCTGTGCCGAGTTCCCGCACCGGCATGTCTACCCGATCAAGGGTCGCCCGGTCCCGTCCGGGTCCGCGACGGTGAAGCAGTTCGTTAAGTTCTCGCCTAGACCCAATACAGAAGGCTGGCTCATCACGGTCGACCTGTACAAGGACCGGTGGAGCTCAGCGCTCAAGCAGCAGTGGTCAGGGCTTTCGGCGCAGCCAATTCCGTTCTTCAACGCGCCTAAGGACTGCACTGACAAGCAGCTCAAGGAGCTGACGGTAGAGACCCGGAATGAACGTGTCGATTCGTCGGGCAATGGGCTCGGTGTATTCGAGTGGCACCGTCCAGGCAACGCAAGAAACGAGCTCTGGGACCTCCTCGTGTATTCTGACGCGGCCCTGGACATCACCGTCCACCTATTGAGCGTGCAAGAGGGCATGAGCCAGCAGATTGATTGGCAGGACTTCTACGCTGCGGCGGCAAACGGACTCTTCTTCGAGGCAGCATGACGAGCGCGATCACGACCGAATACCTGGAAGCAAGGCGCGCTGCAAAGCTTGCCCAGATCACCGCCTGCGATGCGGCAATTTTGGCGGTCATGTCGGGAGCTCAATCGTACAGCTTGGACACTGGACAGACCCGGCAGTCGGTCACCAAGACGACGCTTGGCGAGCTCCGGAGAATGCTTCAGCAGCTGGAGGCGGATTTGCAGGATTTGGACGATAGGATCGAGGGCACGGGCCAGACCACGATCGGGAGACCGGCTTGCTGATGGCTCGACTCTTTGGACCCATGACCCGAATCGCCAGAGCGATCCTCGGAACCGAGCCGGACCCGACCGTGCCGGACATCGAACCTCCGCGCACGGCGGTGAACGTTTCCCCGGCCCCTTCTCCGCTCTCTGGCTACTGGCATGGGGAGAAGTTCCCGGGCGGGCTGGGGCCGGTCCAGCTCCTCCAGTGGGACTACTGGACGGTTAGGCAGCGTTCCGGCGAGTTGTTCAAGACCAACATCTATGCTCGCGGCCTGATCCGCAGGCTCGTCACAAACGTGATCAACACGGGTCTGCACGTCGAGTCGACCCCTTCCGAGTCCCTGCTTGGATTCGAGGAAGAGTTCCTCTCGGATTGGGCCGAGCTGATCGAACAACGCTTCGAGGTCTGGGCGGACAACAAGCGGCTCTGCGATGCGCGCGGCCTCATGACGTTTGGTGAGCTCCAGGCCGAGGTTTTCCGGGAGTCGTGGGTCAATGGGGACATACTGGTCACGCTGCTCCAGGACCCTGTAACCAAGCTTCCGCAGATCAAGCTCATCGACGGCGGAAGCATCCAGACTCCGCTGGACCGCCTATTCAACGCGCCTGGTGGGTCGAAGATTTCCGAAGGCGTCGAGGTTGACAAGTCGGGTCGACATGTCGCCTACCATGTCCGTCAGGAGGATGGGACATCGAAACGGATCCCGACTCGTGATTCTCGCGGGCGCGCCGTGGCCTGGCTCGTGATCGTGAACGACAAGCGGCATGCTGAGACCAGAGGTGAGCCAATCCTGTCGCTGGTTCTCCAATCCCTGCAGGAGATTGACCGCTACCGCGACTCGGTCCAGCGCAAGGCACTGATCGCGTCCTACCTCGCGGTCTATATCACGCGGGACACGGACGCGACTCAGGGCCGGAGCTTTGGATCATTGGGTGGTGTCGCGCAGAGCACAGACACGGTCACAGACCCGACCGGTGCACAGAGGACATTCCGTACCTCGCAACACATCCCCGGGCTCATCAACGAACAGCTCAAGCCGGGCGAGGAGGTCAAGGGCTTCCCGTCGAGCGCTACCGATGAGAAGTTCGGCGAGTTCGAGGAAGCCATCATCCAGGCAGTCGCGTGGGCGAACCAGATCCCTCCCGAGATCTTGCGGCTCGCATTCTCGCACAACTACTCCGCCAGCCAGGCTGCGAACAACGAGTTCAACCTGTATCTGCACCTCGCACGACGTTGCGCGGCCGTGCAGCTGTGCGAGCCCGTCTATCACGAGTGGCTGATCAGCGAAGCTCTACTGCAGAAATTCATGTTCTTCCAGAACATCCTAGATGCCTGGATGACTCCGGCGGCATATGACCTATGGGGTGCATGGATCAAGTCCGATTGGTCCGGGCAGATCAAGCCAGCTTCTGATTTGCTGAAGGTCACGAACGCGCATGCGATCGCGAACGAGGAGGGATTCGGCCTTCGAAGCCGCAGCATGCGCGAGCTCACCGGCATGAAGTACGCTCCGACCAT